AAGAAAAAGTGCGAAGTAAGGAAAAAAGATAACGTTAATTAGAACTGAACTTAGTAGTTCACCTAAATTATGAGAAACTGTTGCTTTGAACGATACGATGCCGTTTGTGTATTTGAAAATGATGGCGGTATCGTTATTCCTCCTCCTTGGGTTCCTCCAGTAGTAGTAGCGTTTGGTGGAGTAGCTGTTGGCGTTGATAACAATTGTTGTAATTGCTGTATTGCTTCTCCTTGTAACGGGATATTGCCAACCGATAGCGTCGTTTCTGGAATTTCTTCGCTACCGACTACAGTAGTGTTTCCAGGTATCGTGGTGTTTCCAGTCTGGATGGACGTAATCAGCGACCTAAGATTAGATATTATAGGTATAGGAATAACACTTAAACCATTAACATCGTTTACAGCGATAAGAGTAGCTATATCGCTAATTTGTAAATTGAACTGTTGAGTTATAGTTTGCAACGCATTAATTATTCCTAGTAATTGTTGAACATCGATCTGAATTCCTGCCTTCTCCAAAGCGTCCTTAATTTTCACCGCTAAACCCTGCAAGTCTTTTAGTTTTACGCCGTTGTTCAACTTTACGATTAGTTCCTTAAGGGTTGGGGTAATGCTAGATATTGTTTCTAGCTGTGGTTGAGTGAGGATAAGTATGTGCTGTAACTGTTGGGGAGTGAGTGCATTCAGTTGATTTAGAAGTTCAACGGCTGTAGCAACGTTAAATCTGTCTGCTACGAAGCTAGCTATTGACAGGAGCTGTGAAAGTCTTTGCACATCAAATTGTACTTTTTTCTCCAGTTCGCCTATGCCTGTGTCCAGGTTTTCCAAAACGCTTTCTTCTTCACTGCTAGTCTTTACTTCAGTTTTCACATCGTTAACCATCTTCTTGATACTGTCCAATATTGCCTGGTACTCTGCTTTCGCGTCTTCTAACGCTTTCATTAGGTCTTCTCCTGTTAGTTCTCCCTCTTCTTCTAACTGCCTTGTAACAATGTTCTCAAATATCGATTTCTCAGCTGGCGATAGTTTGTCGAAATCTGGGAACAGGCTCGATAATGCGTTTTCGAGCGTTGTATTTAGCGATATGCTCTTCAGTATTCCTTCTTGTTGTGCTGTAGGCTGAAGGACTGTTGAAGTGCTGTTTGAAGTACTGTTTGAGATTGTTCCCTCTGTGGTTGATGTCGAAACAGATGTTTGTGTACTGTTTGTAGGAATAGAGGCTTGTGGCTGTGTAGGGCTTATATTATCTATAGCATTATCTATATCTTCAACTACTGCTTCTAACCCTTGGCTAGTTATCGGTATATTGTTCTTGATTGCTATAGCAATCTGGTTGTATGCCTGGGCTAGTATATAATCCCTAGTATCAGCAGAGAAATTACTCAGCTTGTTCATTACCTCATCGTATACCTCAGGGTCTGTCTTCAGATAATTCAATACGACTTTAGCCCTATCCGATGTACTTAAGTGGTCTAGGATATCCGATAAAGAGATGCTTGGTGCTTCGCCGTTCAGTACATCATCAGGGCTATTCTTTACTAATTTTTCTGTGATAGCCTTAACAACGTCTGCGATATCTACACCGTCAAATAGTGGGTTGCCTTCCAATTTGCTTTCTATACCTTTCACTTCGCTGTCCAGAGCCTGGTAAAATGATTCTATCTTGTCAGCTATGTCTTCAAGTAGTGTAAGATCATATGGTAATTTCCCTTCTGACGCTAATCTGTCAAGTAAGTCTTTGACCTCAGGATGTTCATCAACTAATTGCCTGAATATCCGTGAAAATCTGTTATCAAAGCTAAGTAGGGAATCGACTTCCTGTGGTGTCAAATATTTAATATTTTGAGGTATTTCAGGCAGATTCTTTCCTTCTATTACATTAAGTGTTTTTATTTCGCCAGGGTTTATCATAGTCTTAGACGTGAACGTTGCCTCGTTTCCTAATGCGTCTTTAAGTTTCAGGTACTCATTTCTTACAACGTTGCCTGTAAGCTTATTGGTTAACTCGTATTCGATACTCTGCAAGTTTTCGTTATTCTTCAACAGCTGTTCTATCGTGTCTTTATTCAGCGTAACGAAGTTGCCTACAGTGTCCTCTGTAAATTTTTCTAGTTTAGCTAATGCCACAGGGTCTTCTATCGCTTCCATCTTCACAATATTGCCGTCTTTGTAGAACACGTCGTAGAATTTACCACCGACATACGCTATGCCCTCATCTGGGGATATTTTAACCATGTTGCCGTCTGCCGTTTTGAGGTCATCAAACAGCTGTTTGGCGACAGTCGCGGACAGGTTAAGCTTGATAGTGTCGAGGGCTGTGGCTAAATCGTTTGAAGAAAGAGCGTTCTTTATAGTTTCTTCGCTAACCGTTGTGAGCTTGACTTTGCCATTTTCAAATGTTGCAACTACATCGTCAATAAGTTTTGGCGTAACACCCACTTTTATATCATCACCAAGGTCTTTGCTTAACTTTACTGCAATATCACTAGCTCCATCAAACACTTTCAGTTTCACATCTTTAAAAATGTCGTAAGTCTCTATCGTAATCTTTGTATCTGATATGTGACTCCTGACGAATTCGTATGCGTCTCCTTCGATCTTTACTATCTTGTTACCTACCCCCTTCAGTGCCTTAATATCCAGCTTGTCTAGCTTTACCTCTTTTACTAAGTCATTGATTTTTGAGAAGTCTGGGGAGTCAGTTACATCGCTCTTAACAGTATCAGTAACCTTATTGCTTATTGTTGATACGTCGACCTTGTCCTTTATAGTATCCTCAATTTTTGACAGAACTGATTTTACACTATCCGTAGTCTTAAGTAAATCAATATTGTCTATGTTGGCTGGTTCTATCAACCTTGTTGCAATTACATTAACTATAAGTGTCACTATCATTGCTATTGACGTTGGGTTTGTAAACATCTGTTTGAAGGAATTAACGGTTTCGTTGAATGACGCGGAACCAGCTAACAGATCAAATATTGTACTAGAAACAAAAGATATCGTCGCCATTGCATCGAAGACTTGCCCAACGATAGGAATAGCAGAGATTGCTACAAATATTGCGCCGTCAACAATTCCTGCTAAGATTTCAGTGAAAATGTTCTTGCCGAATGCGGAATAGATCAGGTTGTTAATATCGTTCATCATGTTGTTTAGACCAGTGTTGAAAGTATTAGCAAAACCTTCAAACACGTTAAGTAATGGATTACTTTCGGCACTCTGTATCTGTTCCTCAATTGCGTTATATTGCTGTTGGATCTTTGACACGACTTGAGAAAGGTTCTGTTGTAGCTGAGGAGAAACATATTGTGCTAAGTTCTCAGCATCTTGGGCGTACTGAAGTGCGTTCTGCAAATTTTCAGCGACGGGTTGCATCTGTTGAACGAAATTGAAGGTTTCGGACAATGCTTGTCCCCAAGAAGACGCTTGTAAATGAGCCTGTTGTAATGAGGAATTCATCAGAGGCAAGTAATATGTGTTAATACCTATGGTAGCTATAAGGCTATTCAAGAACTGTTTTTGTTGTGGTTGAAGCGATGAATTATTGTTAACGTCCTGTATCGCTTGGAAGTAATTATTATTCAATACGTCGTTATACGCATTATTTATGTTAGTACCCTGTGTAGCTTTCAATAATTCATTATAATAATATAAAGCAGAAACCCAGTCCCCGTTACTTAACGCATTCTTTATTTGTTGCTCTAGAGATTGTGCATTCTGCAACACACTTACTGCTTTGTTAATATTTGATATCTCATTCTGAATGGTTTGGTATGCCTGTGAAGAATTCGACGGAATATACTGAAGTGCTTGTTGAAGATACCCTTTTGCCTGTTCCATTAAAGAAATTTTAGTACTAGTAGAGGAATTCTGTGATTGTTGAAGAAGTTCATTAGCTTGTGCAATTAGGGAGTAGAATTCGCCCATATTTGCGAATTGTTGTGCGATAGGTTGGAGTGCTTGATACTGAGAAAGATATTGTGACGCTTCCTTGTAAGCTTGAGCTAAGGCTTGTGCCGAATTTCCACTCATGCTATGTCCATATTGTATATGTCTTTCAGTTTCGGTAGTTGCAGAAGCTATTATGTTAAAGGCATGGGATAGAGCTGAGTAGTTAGTCTCGTTTTCCTGTAATGATTGGATTATTTGATGTCTTACTTTATCAACATCGTTATCAGTAATGTTGAGTGAGTTTATTTCCTGTATTGCCTTCTGTATTGTAGAAACTACATTCTGGTAATACTTCGCATAATCCGAGGGGGTACTTAAGTTACTTTGATTGTTTAATGAACTTTCAATAGACGAATATGCACTTGCAGTAGTTCCGAATAATTGAGAAAACTGTTCTAATGCAGTATTCTCTTTTTCAAATTGATTCATATCAAATGGCGGTGTGGCGTTTATCTGCTCGAAAAGAGAGTTAGTTTGCATAGCTGAAGACATTGCGTTCTTTAACACCCTAAGAGCTTCAGTATAGTTGTTTTGCAAAGCTAGGAAGTATGCTGATGGGGAACTAGCATTTACTTTCTGAGTTGTGAGTGTGTTTACAGTGTTCAGGGCATCTAACGTTTGTTGGGTCTTCTCAAGTCCTGACAGATAAGTTTGCACTTGGGCTTGGTAGTTTTGTGCAATTTCAAACAGCTGTTTGGCGGAACTTTGCATATCATAGCTCTCGCTCTCACTCAACAACTGCAGAGCTTGCGAAATATCGCTTAGAATCTTATCCTTATTCGCTAGAATCGTTTTAATATTAGCGGACGGTGATGTGTTGTTGTTTGATGATGGCGAGAGCAATTGTTGAGCTTCTGCTAACAACTGCATGGCTTGCGATATGTTCTTTGCGTCTTGGGTATCACCTTGGACTGACTGCAAATTTAGTTGAAGATATTTAGAAGCCTTTTCCAAAACCTGATAATTCTCCTGAAGAACTTGATACACGCTGTCGAAATATTCAGAAAGAGAAAGAAATGTTTGCGTTGAAGGGGGTTGGGGTAATTGCTGTAAGCCCTCCAAAATCGTGAAACCTTGAATATATGAAGTTAAATTTATGGTAATATCGTTCTGTTGTGCTATTTGCGAAGCTTCTTGTAGATATTGAACAGCCTCAGAATAATTTCCACTTTCTGCTTCTTGTTGCCCTTTTTTTATATCTTCAAGTATTTGCAGGTAGGCAGTGTATTTAGTATACATTTCCTGGACAGTTTCGGATAACGAACTCGCTAAACCTGATAATGGTGTATTGCCAGCGTTAACGTTCTGTAGTTGATTCTGTGCCTGTTTTATAAGGTTTATTGCACTCTGTATTGCAGACATTGAATTACTGTTCTGTTCTGCAATATTCTGTGCATTAACTAGTAGATTGACTATATTCAGAAGCTGAGAACTGACCTGTTCAGACTGTTGGTAATCGTTTGCAAGAGATGAAAAATTGTTGTAATAACGTGATGCTTCTGTAGCGTACTGTGATGCAGTGGCGAAGAACGATTTTAATGATTGTAGATATTGTTGTAACTTCTGCAATGTTATTTCTCCCTGCGGTGGTTGCGGGAACGCAGGTATCTTCGCTAAGTAAGAAACAGCTGTTGTTACATTTTCAAGCCTCTTGTTACTGATATTGTTTTGCTGTGCTAATTGTAGGGCTTGCTGAAGGTACTGATAAGCTTCTGCGAAATTGGCTTTTTCCAATTCACTGTTAGCCTTATTGATGTATTGTTGTATCTGTTGTAGTGCCTGCACTGTCTGTATTTGTTGCTGTATTTGTATTACGTTAATTACGTTTGGGTATTGTTGGGCTATTTGTAGAGCCTGGGTTAGGTCACTCAAAGCGGTGTTATAATCATCGTTCTTCAATGCCTCGTTTGCAGAATTGAAAAGCTGAATAACGTTGATGTAAGCGAAATAAGGCTGTAAGTTAATGTTCGGGTTTAGCTTTTGTGCATTCTGTAAATCTGTTAATGCCTGGTTGATGTTACCGTTCTCTGCGTCATTAATTGCCTGTTGCACGTATATTAACGCTTGGATTTTTTGGGCAGTTTGAGTTAAACCGTTTTGTTGTGCTAATTGCAGGGCTTGCTGATATTTACCCTCGGAAATTAACTGGTTTATCTGTTGTGCGATAGTATTAGCACTCATTATATATATCTCTCAAACAGCTGTTTAAAAAGTTTAGATTTTTCTCTTCTCCTCCCGCTCTGCTATCTTTCCCTTAAAAACCAGTAGATAAACGCCAGACCAATAATCATTATGAACACTACAATATCAAAAAACGGGTATGCAACAATGCTGTAGAACATTAGTAATACATTGTATTGTTGGGAATAATACTGCGGTTGGTTCAAGGTAAATGTAGAATTAGCTATCTGTATCGATTCTTTTGTGCTATTTGTATATATTATAGAAGAGTTAGAGATGATAAGAGTTTGTTTACTTACAAGGTTGAAGAACGGGAAAGCTACGAATACTAACATTGTAGCTAACGCAAAAAATATTACTGCCGTAGTTATGGACGGTTTCAATTGCATTCTTAATCACCTTCTTCCCTTATTGATAATGCTATAATAAAAATGAGAGCTACAACTATGCCTATTCCAAGTCCATACATCCAGTAGTTTATGTAAGGGACAAAACTAGTGTAAGCAGTATGTATATCTGCGGAGACCACATGTGAAATATTGTTCGTAGGCTGAACAGTTTTAGACACTTGAGACTGTGCATCGTTAAAAATATTGAAAATATACACAAGAAGACCGAAAACTATAATGAATACTATCGTAAACATGGCAATAATTATGAAAGAAATAGATGAACGTAACGCTGTTGCTAGATCAGAAAAAAACCCATTTAATCACCCATTTCGTTCAGAATTTGAGATTCTTCAAAGCCATTCGCCCACTTTTCTAGTATTTGCAATAATCCGCGTTTTTTAGCTTCCTTAAGTATTTCTTTCCTAACGTAATCTGGTACAGGTGTACCGTCTGGTATACCGTTTTCTTTTACTTTATCTTTTATTAGAAGGACTAGGTCATGCAACGCTTTCCTTAGGGGTGGGAAAGCGTCAGACCAAGCCTCGTCCCCTGCGATTTTTAGCGTTACTTCTGGATAGTCTATTTCACCTTTTATGAATAATAGAAAGTCATGTAGTGCGTCTCTTGCATACTTCTCTGGATGTAAGTCGTCGAACTCAGATTTAACCCAATTTGACCAATTCATTTTTCCACCCAAAACATATGTTTGAGTAATGGTTAAAAAATATTATCAGATTTTGAAGCCCTGCTTTACCATCTCAAGGATCTTCTTAGCTTTTTCCTCTTCACCCTGCGTTAATTTACTAATACCGTAGTTCATCAGTTCTTCTTTCTTTAATTCAGACAGATAGTTGTAATAGTTAACAAGTGCGAACAGTGTACCGAATAGATTAATTAATTGTATTCTGTACTTTGGATTCCTTCCAGTTTCCTTTGCAACATTATCTATGAACGTGTCCTTAAGTGTCTCAGGGAATGCTGATAACTCTTGCCTCGCCTTGTACAAACAGATTTCATCCTCTTCCGAGCATATTCCTAGTAATTTTGTTATAGTTTTGAACACCTGCATGTCGAGGGTTGAGGGGCTTACAGTAGTTTTAACAATTAACGCACCATATTGATCGTCAAAAGCTTTCTTTGCAAAATTCAAGAGCGATTTTAATTCCTTCAATTGCCCTTCATTAGTTTTATTGAGGTCGAGGTCATTTATCCTTAGTACAGAATACTTGCCGTTTGGCAATAATTCATCAAGCGACCCGACCAACAACGTATTATTAGCATCTACGATTAAGGGTAACGAGAAACCTGCAGACTGTAGATTTGTAAAAGCGTCCACAAGGTCTTGAAGGTATTTAAGCTTCTCAGGGTTGGCTTCCTTAAGGTTCATTGTATCGTTTACCTCTTGGTAACTCTTATTCTTAAATAAATTTACGAACGAGAAGATCAAATACGCATACTTGTATAATTGTACTATGTTACTCAATTGATTTTGATACCTTTCGAACTCGTCTGGACTCAGCGGTCTGAGGACTCTTAAGTCTAACACTTGGTCTGGAGCGAAAGAGTCTAACAGCGGTATAAGATAATTTTGTCTAAGTTCTGCGAATATATTAGATAGAACACTTCTAGTAGTTTCTTCTATTACATTTCCAGACTGGTATGTAACTTTCTTGCTTGAAGATTTGTATTCAGATGGGAATTTAGTAACTAACGCCAAGACGGTGGTAGGGAGAATGCTGGCGTTGTTAGTATCTAACAATTCTAGGATCCTATTCCAATTCTTTTGTAACTCGTTCCAGACCTTTTCAGCAAACTCTTCACGCTCTTTTCTGCTTAAAGACTCCCCTTGTTTTACGCCGTATCTGTTTAAGTATGGTCTTAGCCAATCTGGAATGTATAGTGAAAGTTCCATATTGAGTACTTTTTCTAATTCTACTTTATTTTGCTCAATATTACTATTTTCTACCGCGTTCTGTTCTACGTTCTGTTGTTCAGGAGCAGGGATTTGTTGTTGTGGAGTGCCTTGAGGAGTACCTAAAACTGTATTCTGTTGTTCCTGAGCTTGAGGAGCAGGGGTCTGTTGAGAAGTAGTGAAAACTATTATATCATTTTTTTCGAGACTGACTATACGTTCGTTGCCAGTAAGATATTGCGAATAGTTCCCTTTCGGTAACAATATTGCAGGATAAGAACCATATGTTCCTATAACCGCTTCTGCAATGAGATCAAGCGGTAACTTTTCAAGGAATTTTTGCAACTCAGGACTCTGAACATTTTCATTAGGTACAAATTCTGCCGGTGGTATGGTAACGTTACCATAATTTTGTTGGTACTGAGATAGCAGGAAATCGGAAATATCATTTACAATCCCCTTGGGGATGAGGAAAATGCGTGGGTATAAGCCACGTGAGAGAGAAGTTTGAATCGTATACGTGATATCGAAATTTTCTCGGATTGTAGGATTAGTGGATTCTAATGTTTGGATTAATGTTTTTACTTTTGCCTCAGCTGATTTCTTGTCTTCTTCTGAAGTGTCCTTCCCAAACGAAAACTTTGGATATAGCACGATCATATCAAAAACAAAATCTTTATTTGTAGTACCCTGTATTACATTAAGATTGAGAGTCCTCTCATAATACGAAAAACCATATGCATCGATTACCTTGCTGAGATTACCTAAATTGAGGTGTATAGTCTTTTCTTTATCCTTTTCGCCATATTTCACTTCTATGTCCTCTGGGTTCCTGATGGGGACTTCTTTATACAAAACACTTAGTTCGAGTATAAACGGCATATATCCTGGCGAGGTCTCAAATGCAGATGTTGCCATAGGCTTATAGTCAACTAATGTTAATGAACCGTCGTAATTCCTTGAGTAATTTTTGGGGTTAAATACAAAATCTTTAGTTGAAACGTACTTAGAAAAAGCCTTCAAGAGATATTCGTCTAACGGAATCAGTGAAGCTGAAGCATTGTTACTACTCATTTTTTACACCACTCAAACATATGTTTGCTAATAGTTATTAAAAAATTTGCTTGCTGACTCGCTCTCACGGACGGGGCAGACGCAAAGTCATAAAAAAGAAATAAGTTAAATTATGTGAAGACCGAATAGTACTGCCAGGAGCATCATCACCACTATACCGATCACGAAGTATAGCATTATCCTGCCCATTGTTTGTGCGCGCCTACTCTCATTCTGCAACTTCAATAACTTAACTAAGTTTGCATTCATCTCCTTAACAGTCGTGGGTATTGTACTCAATATCTCTAACTCCTGCGATAGTCTACGGCTAAGTAATAACTTAGGGTCAACAGCGATAGCAAGTTTTGTGGTAGGAGATATCGTTATAGCACCAGTAATCATCTTTTTGACCTTAGCCAACTGTGCTAATAATTCTGGTTCTGCTGTATCATACTCAGACACAGGTATCGATGTTTCCAACGTCTCTAATCTTATCGCATACGGCATTGTGTTGTTTTTCCTTATTGTAATTAACAACGGTCTATGTATCTTCCCGTATTGTATCATTCCGACCATTGATTCCGAGGTGACTGGGACAATCAGCTCTTCGCCTGTAACTGGGTCATGGACTGTGTACAACGACGGCGATAATTTTTCACCTATGTATAGTTGAGCAGACCTGGTAGAGATATCAACATTGACAACTACAACGTCACTATTCTTAGAGCGACGGATTTGCCTTATCAGCCCTCCTCTTATTGGGTCTTTCATATACGACCTTCTGAACGCTAAGTATACAGCAACAAATACTATAATTAGTATAAATAGAGCGATGAAGATGTAAACATATGGCGGGGATAATAGTATTTGAAATAACGAGAAAACTGTAACTTGTTGAGCTACATGTGTGTGTGGGGCTACAGTATTTGTCAAACTTATGTTTGAAGACGGTGTTTTCAGTGCCATGTTAATATCTTATAACAGAAAAGTTTTAAAAGAAGAAGAAATGAATTCGCGAAAAAACACATGTTTAACTTAG